TTTGATATTACAAAACTCGAACTAGGCTACGACGAAATTGACGGTAGTGATATTATTAACAGCGTCAAATATGACAATGAACAGATTGACAACTGGGGTGGCGATACCAACGGTAAGAGTTCAGACTTTGGATTCTATCTGGTCAAGGATTCGAACACCTGGGAAAAATACAGCAACATGGATGATATCATTTACGAGATGACTGAATGGTTTCCTAAGAAAATCAAACCAGTGCATGAAGGTGTTTATATGGTTAAGACTGCTGGTAAGAATTCGTACACCTATCAAGCACGTTGGACCGGTACTCGTTGGATTAATCAATGGTCTGAAGATAACACAGAAACAGAAGATCTTAAAATTAAAGAGTGGCAAGGACTTGCACAAGATCCCAATGCGGGTGTGTCATACCAAGACCGAGTAGATCTAGAAGCCGCATTAGAAGAACTCAAAGCAGAGTTTGAGGCATTGTGTGCCGAATCCGAAGCCGCAGATGTTGTATGCCCAATATGCAAGTGGCAAGGCACAGTTGACGAAACCGTTGACCGTGATGAACAAATGCGTTGTCCCGAATGTGACGACATTGTAGAATTTAAACAGGAGAAATAACATGGCAATCTGGACTGTTAGCACACATTATAAAAAATCTTGCCAAGAAGTTGAACATTGGGTTCGAAGTGAAGGCGAAGGTAAAATTACAGTTACTAACGGGTTCCGTTGGGGTACTTGGACTGTAGAAACCTCAGATGACAATCCTCCAGAGTTTGAATTTACAGAGGTACCTGGTGGTGATGGTCGCAAAGATAGCATCAATATGCTAGACTGTTCTATTAACAATATCGAAAGTGTAGAACTGGTTAGTATGGATGATGGCGGCTGCTGGTATGACGTCGATGTTACCGATCTTAACGAAGAAGAACAAGCAGAGATTGAAGACTTTTTAGAAGAGAACAGCGTCTTCGAATTAGAAGATCGCGAAGATGATACATGGTATAACGATGAAACTGAATGGTGGATTTGGGGTCCAATTGAAATTCAAAACGAAGCAGGTGAAACTGTACGTATCATCTGTGCAGACGACAACGGTAATGTAATAGATTTTAAGGACGAAGAATGAACTCAGTAGATATGGCCAACGATCTAATTTTTAGAGCCAAACACCTACAAGAATTTACTGTTACTACTGAAATTCCAGATGACTTTAGATTCAACGGACTTATTCCATTTGATATGAATATTGTTGGATCTATATTAGAAGCCAAAGTATGGGCAGTTGATTTTGACGAAGCCGTTAATAAATTAAACGACTATTTAGAAATTTGCAAATAAATTGAATTTTGGTAAAATTAAATCTTGACCATTTTTAAAATATAAGTTATATTAGTAATATGAAACGCAATTATGATAGTGGTGAGTCCGATAATATTCAATTCTTCACAGGGATTGAAATTGAGCATACACCTGCTTTTGGATTACAAACTTTATTTGTAACAGGTGTACAATCTACATCAGAAATTCAAGATTGGTTAGATGACTTTGCATCCTACGAAGATACTGCTAAACATATTAAGCATATTTTCTTTGGTGCCAATCACAGTTTTAATCCACAAAATAATTTAGATTGGCAACGCTGGGAGTCAATGATTTATTTCTTTTTGGACAAAGGTTATCTGTGTAGTCTAGATATTCCAATGAGTGCTGTCGAAGAATTTAATGAGAACGGACTAAACGATTACAATAATTTCATTCCACAAATACGTGTACCAATTCCATATATTAAACTTTGGAATTATAACACGATGATTAAAATCGATGACAAAGATTTTAATGCAACCAATCCAGGCGTATGGTCCCATAGTCTTCACGATTTAAAAGATCGTAGTAAATTTACAAGTTGGGACAAATATAAAAATGACAAGGTATTAAAATGATTAACTCAAAAACTTCAAAAAGTGCCCCTAAAGAAGATCCACAAGAAAAACTATTCAAATTGCTCGAAAGTATTGACTGGAAGTTATGGGAAATCTATAATATGATGAAAGATAATCTTCCTGCAAAACCTGCAGAAAAATCTGCAACTCTTACTAAGAAAACTACTGTAAAGAAAACATCCGATGAATGATCTATCAATGATTTGGGTTACCTTCCGTAAAGAAGGTATTCACATGTATCCTGCCGCGGCAACTGATCCCAAGTTGGCCACAGGTGATGAGTATGATGTCAGTTTCCTTGGAACTCCACATCGTCATATTTTTCACTTTCGTGTTGCTATCCAGGTCTTCCAAGATGACCGCGACATTGAGTTTATCCAGTTTAAGCGTTGGCTTGAGAAGTGCTATAATGATGGTACTCTTGAACTCAACCATAAATCCTGTGAGATGATTGCTCGTGATTTAAACGACATCATCAAAGCAAGATATCCCGGTCGCAAGACTGAGATCGAAGTGAGTGAGGATGGCGAGAATGGCGCTACCCTTACATTTATTAATCATATTTCTACAATGGAATCTTAAAATGGCGCAACCCGCTTACATTCAAAAAACCCTTCGTATGAAGCCAGAGGTTGAGAAAATCTTTGATGATCTCGACGCATGGCTTGACCACTGCCGATTCAACTTGCTGGATTTCAATCCAGCAGATATGTATCGTTCGCAGGAATATCGCTATTTTGCCAACCGCGGCAAACCACGCGAAGGTTACAAGGGCAAAAACCCTCGTCCATACAATGAACGTTTTTCTCGTTGATTTAGAAAGCGTAGAAACTAGGTACACGGGTCAATGGAAGACTCATGTACCTACTCTCTTACGAAAAGCGGGACACAATGTTCAAATTATCTCAGGTCCTACCGACATACCTAGTGCAACCACTCCAGGTGCTTTTCTTAATTTTGGCGGTACTAATATATACAAGGCTGATCAGGTGGAACAAATCGGGCGTCTATTTTGCGCCGGACAAGTGGCCGCTGGGGATCATTTTTTGTTTACTGATGCTTGGCATCCTGGCATTATCAACTTAAAATATATGAGTGAGTTACTGGGTATTCCTGTAACAACACATGGCCTTTGGCATGCTGGCAGTTATGATCCTCAAGACTTCTTAGGTCGTCTTGTTGGCAAAAAGAAATGGGTTAGACATGCCGAAAAGAGTTTTTTCCACGCATTTGATCACAACTACTTTGCTACAGAATTTCACGTTAAGTTATTCTTTGACGAATTGCTAGAAGATGGATTCAAAGAAGAAAATCCATGGTACGAAGAAGACTTTGCTGAACGTTACGATAATGGCAAAATAGTAAAGACAGGTTGGCCCATGGAGTATATGGAAAATACATTACTCAATTATAAGAACATGCCCAAGCGTGATCTTATATTGTTTCCACATCGTGTTGCTCCTGAGAAGCAAGTTGAAATATTCCGTGACTTAAAAGAACACTTACCTCAATATGAATTTATTGTATGTCAGGATCAACAATTAACAAAAAATGAGTATCATAATTTATTAGGTGAGTCTAAATTGGTATTCAGTGCCAATTTACAAGAAACACTAGGTATTAGTTGGTATGAAGGTGCATTAGTTGATGCTATTCCTATGGTACCAGATCGATTAAGTTATAGCGAAATGGCATTTGACACATTCAAATATCCAAGTGAATGGACTGAATCATTTAACGCATATACTTTACATCGTAAAGATATCTGTATGAAAATTATACAGTATATGGAAAATTATGAAAAGTTTTTACCCATGCTTACAAAGCAGGTAGATTCGTTAACGACAAATTTCTTTAGTGCAACTAAATTGTTGGAGATGATTAAATGAAATGGTTTCTTAATACATTAGATCGTTTAGGTCGCAAACGTATTGTAATGGATAGACAAAACGATGAACCATATCTCGAACGATATTATTTGTTCCTTAAAGATAGAAAGCGTTTTCCATTTAATGTATTTTTACATAAATTTTTAAAAGGAGATCCCGACGATGTTCACGATCATCCATGGCCTTATGCTACGCTTATTATTAAAGGCGGCTACTACGAATGGATTCCACAATTTAATGCAGATGGTACTAAAAATTGCGAGATTCGTAAATGGCGCGGGCCCGGACATTTCCGTATATGTAGTCCTACTTCTTATCACCGTATTGAATTAAAAGAGGGTGTAACTGCATGGACATTATTCATGCCAGGTCCGCAACGTCGCGAATGGGGATTCCTTGTTAATAACAAATGGATTCACAACGACAAATATCTTACTCAGAAAGCAAAGGAAACTTTGTAATAAGTTGATCATCCTCACTAATGCAGGAAATCATTCCGCATTTTTGAGGTCCTTGCGGAGGCATCCATCCCGGATGCCATATATTACCCAATGGAAGATTATTACAGTTGCTTCCACTCACCCAACCTTGGGCACCGATATTCAATCTCTCTACACCTGCGTTACATAGTTGTCCAACAAAACTAGGATGCTTTGCATAAGTATCTTCATATCTTTCATCCCACGTAGTTTCTTCAAAATATATTTGTTCTTCAACTAATGCACTTTCTTCTAATAAAGGGGGCGGTGGCGGAGGAGGTGGCGGGGGAAGAGGAGGAGTTTCCTCCAATTTACGACTCATCTCTTCTTCACGACGTTTTTGTTCTTCGATTCGTTTTGCTCTATCTTCTAATATTTGCTGTCTTACTTCTTTTGATTTATTATAGAAATCAATTTTTTGTAGGTCATCATATGAGTACTTAAACAGACCTGCAGAAGGATCGGCATTAAAATATAGTTGAGTTTTATGAACTAACATTCCTATTGTGTCCTCAAGTTCAAGAACTCTATTAATATCTTCTTGTACATTGGTATGCCTAATAGGTGCCGTAAGCACAAACTTTTTACCTTTGGCTGTAAACGTATCCACAATGTACTTTATCAATGAGGGATTTTGCCAATGGTGATATGTCAATATCAAATTATCTACATAAGGTTCGAGTGCCCACCAATCAATCCAAAGACGTCCACCATTAGTATGTAGTGTAACACTTTCTCCATTTGCTTTACATAGTTTCAAAAATTGGGCAACATAGTCCATATCTAAAGGCTCACCGCCATTAAATATCCATTCAATAGTTCTGCCCTGACGTTCTTTGTAAGAATCTATAAGTAATTGGGCAATGCGTAGATATTCATTTATTTCGGGCGGGAGTCCACCACCTCTAGCATGAGTTGGACAATATTCACATTGTGCTTTACAATAATCATTTAATGTCCAAGATATAATTGTTTTCAAATTGTCCATACGGTCCTTGACAAGTCTAAATAAAGTATGTATAATGTACTTATCACTATCAAGGTATACAATGAATCTAGACGCAAGAACTAAAGAAGTAATGGATATCCTGCAAGAAGAATGTGCAGAAGTAATCCAAGCAGTAAGTAAAATTAGCCGGTTTGGAATTGATAACTTAAAACCGGGCAAACCAAAAACCAATAGAGAACACCTTGAAGAAGAAATTGGGGATCTAATGGCAATGATTGATATCTTGCAAGAGATGGATATTATCAGTTATACTAATATTGAATTAGCCAGTGCCGCTAAGAAAGAAAAACTTAAACAATGGTCAAACATATATGAGCAAAATTAAAATATCAGAATTATTTTATAGTGTACAAGGTGAAGGACGTTACATGGGTGTACCGTCTGTTTTCTTGCGTACATTTGGATGTAACTTTAAATGCCAAGGGTTTGGCATGCCTCGAGGAGAACTTAGCAATGAAGCAGAACTTATTGATCCTGTTAACTATACCAACTACAAATCCCTTCCTCTTGTTTCTACAGGTTGTGACAGTTACGCTAGTTGGGATCCTCGCTTTAAGCATTTATCTCCCCTTCTTTCTGTTGATTCAATTGCCGATGCTATTGTGGATACGTTACCGCACAAAGAATGGCGCGACGAACATCTCGTAATTACCGGAGGTGAACCTTTGCTGGGTTGGCAAAAACAATATCCAGATCTGTTAGATCATCCTAAGATGCATAATCTAAAAGAACTAACATTTGAAACAAACGGTACAATGCGTCTAACAAAAGATTTCAAAGACTATCTAAGTAAGTGGAGAGCGCAAAGAGAAATTACATTTAGCATAAGTGCTAAACTTCCTTGTTCAGGCGAGCCGTGGGAAGATGCGATTAAACCTGAAGTGGTATGCGATTATGAAAACTATGGTACAGCATATTTGAAATTTGTCATAGCAACAGAACAGGATTTAACAGATGCAGAATTTGCAGTGGCCGAATATCGGTTGGCAGGCTTTACGGGTCATGTGTATCTTATGCCTGTCGGTGGCGTTGAACGGGTGTACAATCTTAATAATAGAACAGTGGCAGAAATGGCAATGCGAAAAGGATGGCGGTACAGTGATAGATTACAAGTGCCATTATTTAAAAACGAGTGGGGAACTTGATGAATAAACTTATTAAAAAGATCTTTGGTATAGATAAGATTGAAACAAGAATTGAAGAATCTCTAGGTGAAGCCGAAAAGGCTAAAAAACTAGCAGAGGAAGCAGTTAGTGCCGC